TGGTTAAATCTTTTTTATAAATAATTAAGTTTTTTAACGAATCTACCATAGCACTATTATTAAACTCATACCCAATTAAACTATCCTGTGTTCTATCTAATTCATTGTTTAACTTTGATAATTCCCCACTTAAAATCTCTAATGTTTTTTCATCCCCTTCGCCAAATATATCCATTATTGAAAAGCCATTTTTTATAGCAGATTTAGTCATTCCAATTTTGATTTCAGTATCGCGTATATCTTCTAATATTTTATTAACATCCCTAAAACCGCCAAGCGCGGCTGGGATAGATTTTTGAACCTTTTGCACAAAACCAATTACGGCGTTTCCTACTTTGTCTAAAGCCTCAATCATATTTATAGCTGAAAGGATGACAGCATTTGCCATTTCCCTTGCTACCTCTCCAACACCACCTTCTTTTTCAATTTTCATTTCAACCCATTCACGAATATTGTCCGTAATAAGTTGAATTGCAGGGGATAATTTAGCAACCGCCTGATGGAAGGTGGAAGTTAAAAAGCCTGATAATCGGGTAATAGCATCATTAGCATCTTCAACTCCTTTTGCTGTTTCAGAAGACATAACCAGCCCTAATTTATCAGCTTCCATCAACATATCATTTAAGGCTACTTTTCCACCCTCAAGAATGTTAATCATTTCAGCGCCTCTAGCACCAAATAACTTATAAGCCATATCAGCCTTTTCAGTCTTATTGGTGACACCTTGGAAAACATCAGCAACATCACCCATGACATCTGTGATACCGCGTAAAGAACCATCAGAGTTTGTAACAGTTATATTGTATTTTTCAAAGACATCTTTAGCTAGACCTATGCCTCTGGACATATCACCCATATTCACAGCGAGTTTTTGAACTGCCTTATCTAGTTTCTTTGCTTCCATTCCGCCTAGATTGGCGGCGTGGCGAAGTCTGGAAAGATTTTCAACTGATACACCAACAGCTCTTGACATTTTGGCAAGCTCATCAGTTGCATCCATTGAGCGTTTTATCATATAGCCCATACCAGCAATACCAGCTACAGATACCATGCCCGTCTTTAAAGAAAAAACAGCTTTGCGTGTTTTATTTAAACCACGACCTATTGACTTAAAAGCTTTTTTAGTTCGGTCTTCTAGTTTAATTACATATTTAGCTGTACCAGCATTAGCCATTTTCTTTTCCTTTAAAATAAGCAATCCAGATAGCGTGTTCTAATGTTGTCATTTCCATAACCTGTTCAATCCCCATGTGGAGATGTTCTGCAAGTTGACAATAGAAGAATAAATCACTATCTGACTTTAGGGCTTTTTTACATCTTCAATTGTCGGTTCTTCCTCCGCAATTTGCTCAACAATGCGAGAGATAACATTGGTGTCATACTCCCTCATTAAACTTTGTAATTCGACAACTCTCCATATTGGTTGACCGTCTTTATCTAATGCTCTCATAATAAGAGCCATACAGACAGCATCAACCGTTTTCCCTGCATCATAAAGTTTTAATATTTCAGCCTGTTTTTTACCGTTAATTGCATTTTTGTAATAAATGGTGTCATCCCATTCTGGTACATATAACGATAATAGTTCGCCTGATAATCGAGCTTTAAATTGCTTTTTAGCGTTGTCTTTTATACCCATAAGTTATGCAGTTGCCAGAGTTAGCGCTCCTGTTCCTTGAAATGAAAATGAAACATTAACCATATCATCAACTGCACCGTTTCTTTCAATGCCTGAAACAAGTGCTGTTCCTGTATAGTATTTATCGCCCGTAGTAGTTCCTTCAAAATAGAATTTAAGAGTTACAGACGCACCATTTGTCAATGCAGTTTGAGCTGTATCGCCTTCGTCAAGAAAACCATCAGCTGAACCTGTCCAGTTAGTTGAACCAACAGAAAAAGTCTGTGCTGAATCACCTAATGTTGTTGTATCTATCATATTTGCAGACTCTGAAACAGACCATGATTTTAATTCGCCAACGGCATCAGTTCCTATGTGGACTGTGCCTTCGCTACCCGTATGTGTTGCCATTTTTTATTACTCCTTTTTATTAGATTTAACTTCTTTAACTTTGGTTGTTTTTTCGAGCGACCATCCTCTAGCTTTCGCATTTTCAATTTGAGAGTCGTGAACGGTTATTGGTTCTGACCCTTTTTTGTACATTTTTTTTGGCATATTTGCCTCCCTTTAACTAATTAATGTTTCCACGTCTGATTTATCAACTCTATAAAGAGCCACAAATCTCATACTCATAAGACCAACTGGCTTTTCAGCATCACCTGATAATTCAATATCAACACCTTCATAATCAAAATCCTTGCACTTACCATTTAATGTGGTATCACCTGATGCAAATATTGCGGCTTCAACCTCTGCCCCTATAGTGTCTAAAGTGTTGTCTAAATTTGTTGTGGCTTTAGCTCTAGCCTCAACCATTACATTCAACATTCTTAATTGTTTATTACCTGATTCTTCGCCCAGCTCCTCTGATAATGTATAAATAGCTAAAGATGGCAATGTGTCATGGTCATATACGCGCGAATCGTAGACGTTTGAGCCTGTTGTTGTAAGACCTAATAACGTGGTCTTTAATTGGTCTCTAATTTGTTGTCTAACGTGTGCCATTATTGCTTCTCTAAAATTAACGAAGTTAGTCCTGTTCCATCTGGCTGAATCCCAGCCACTTTATAATCTATTGAATTGAGTGTTAAAATATTGCCATGTGCAACAGACTCTAAATCACTCTCTGCACAAGTAAATACTGGTCTAACTGACTCAATTCCCATCACCTCTACAAATTGATGGTCGAAGATTCCGTCAACTGATTCAATACCACCAATACTGGCACTTTCAGCAAGCTCGGCTGAATTAAAAAAGTCTTTGAAATTTTCTTTGAACATTTATTATTTTTTATTTCATTTATTATTTTTTATTTTTTTTCTTTTTGATTTTGGTCTCTTTAACCTCTATGGCTTTTTTACCAATAACCAACCCATTACCAACATCAGTAGAGACATCTATCTCTGCTCCTTTTGGGTGTGATTTACCATCAAATCCAACACTTATTAATAATTTAACTTTCATAATATTCCTTCTAAAAAGGGTGCTGGTTTTACCCAACACCCAATATTATTAAGCAGTTAAAGCATCTTTCATTGCAGAGAAAGAAGCCGCGTGACGAACTGCAACATCAACATCTTGAAGCGCTACAACACGAACTGTGCCGCTTGTAGAACCTGTAGAAGTGTCAATGTTTATATCTAGTCCACCCCAAGTACCGATTAATAGGTCATTCCAGTTACCAAAGATGATTGCTGAACATACACCTGAAGCTGTACCTTTTGTTAGGTTAGATGGAACTTGGTTAGATACTGCCGCGTTATATCCACGAAGCGAGTTATTGTCCGCCCATACATATTGCCCTGTGCTAGAAGCCTTCTCTGTTTGTAGAAGTTTGCCTCTAACAGCCGCGTTAGTAAGATAACCTAATGCTCCCAAATCAGCATTAGCAACTGCAACATCAGACTCTAAATCAACAATGTCTGCCCAATCTGGAGCTGCGCCATTAGTACCACCAACAACAGAACCAATACCAGAGGTATTTAGTATGCCTGTAGGTTGGTTTGAACTTCCAGAACCATTGATAGCAGCTCTGTCAATTTCCAAAGCTAAAGTTGTAGCTAATTCAGCTCTCAAGAAAGCCTCAACATCCAAAGAGGATTGTAGAAGCAATCTACGAGATACATCTGAAAAAGCACCCACTGTATTTGGAGACATTGTTACTTGGTCAAAAGCCGCCGCAGATTCTGTGATAGCTCCGCTCTCTGCCACCCAGTAGCTAGTCGCTCCAGAACTTTGCCTCGGAATTGCGATATTACCGACCAAATCGTTCAAAAAAGTAGCTCCAAGACCAACAACGCTCATTTTGTTACGAAGCATGTCGATGAAACTGCCTGAAAGCAAGTCAGTGCTCACAGTGTGTCCACCTGCTGTATTTGTAGTCACATTTAAGTCACGAGTTAAAACATCGGTTGGAATATAAAAACCCTGTGCTCTTTTGCCTAGTTTTAAACCTTGAGCATCTGAACACTCGCGCTCAAAGCTAGCTTCTGACCAGTTACCAGTTGCCAAAGCATTAACAGCTTTTACAATTGAGAACCTTTTAGCTTCTTTATCAGATAAGCCGATGTCAGTATTTTTCTCAATAGCAGGAGATTTTGGAGCTTCGTTTGTTATTGTTTCTAAAGCCACTTGTCTGAAATCATCAAGTGATTTACCTGACTCAACAAACTGTCTACCTGCTTCCTTTAACTGTGGATGTTTGTCAGTAATCGTTTGAATACCAGCGATTCTTTTACGCTCCGACTCCATAGCTTCTGAAGCAACAGCTTTAACGTCTATTTGCTTTGCTTCTTCTTTTATTATTTCTTTATCCATTTTTCTTTCTTCCTTTTTATAATTAGTAATGGTTGTAATATTGTCACCCTCAGCTGACCTAGCAATACCGATTGAATTATCGGCAGGCACACTCACTACGCTTACTTCATAGGGTTGCCAATTGGTAGCAACATACGTTTCTACCTCATCATCTGAACGTGTTTCGTCAAGTTGCATTTCGTTTATCCGATAACCAACTGAAATGTTTTGCCGAATCCCATCCATTACATCTGTGAATATTTCTTGAGCGCGTGCCGATTTAGAAAAACGAACAATTGCTGTTCCGCGTTTTCCATCCACCGTTGCACTTTCAACTCTACCTATTTGCTCAGAAGTATTGTGTTCCATCAGAAGTGGCGCACCATCATTCAAGCGCCCCAAGTCAACAGATTTAGGTGAGTGGTCTAACACTTCCATCCCAAACCAGCGTTCAACTGGTGCATCACTTGAAAACGATAGGTTTACCGTTCTAGCTTCTTCATCAACCGCACTTCTATCAAAATTAAAATTTCGGGTTAAATTACCCGTCTTGATTTGTTTCATCTTCTACTACCTCACTACTTGTGTTAATACTTAAATTCAAACCTTTGTCTACAGCAAGCTGTTGTTCATAAGCGAGTTGGTCATATATGTCTTCAATATCACCACCTTGCTCTGCTATTACTTCGCTGGCGGTTTTAATACCAGCATTTATTGCCTCTTGTGAAGCTTTTATATCCTTGCTTGGGTCAACCCATGACCACCCTCTTGGTTGCCATCTAACAGTATTCAATTTGTCAAAATCAACAATAGAATAATTAAATGTATTTTTTAAACACTGATGAAATAACCATTCTTCGTATATTCGTACCATGAAATGCTCAATCATCCAATCTTGTTTAACTCGATATTGGTCGCGTTCTTCTAATGTTCCTGAACGAATTGAAGAAAATGACACACCTTCTAAATCACTAGATAATGAGTTATATGAAACACCGAGACCGCCAGATATTCCTCTCAATATTGCTTTATTAAAATCTTTAAAAGCAGAGGTTGGGTGTTGTGGGTCAAAAGTTGTGAAAGACGTTCCAGCAGGTAATTGCTCAAATATACCTGCTTCAGCTTCTGAGATTAAATTCCCATATTCATCTTCTTCACCAACATAAGAGTCTCCTGCTGGTGATGTGTAAAAACCCATCTTTGAAGCACCAACTCTAGCGGCAACTAACTCGGCTTCCTCATAAGCGCCTAGCATATTCAATCTTGACATGGCTGAAGCCATCCATGTTGCGCCTCTTATTTGCTCAGGTCTCTCACCTTTAAATGCGTGAATAATATTCTCAGCTGGTACTCTTTCAGTTTTAGCTGATGGATTGTAAGTATTGTCTGGGTCAACAAGTAAATGATAAGCAACTGGTTTACCTTTTGAGTTAAACTCAATACCCATTCTGACAAACCTACCATCACCTAAATCTTTGTTGGTACTTTCATCTAGTCTATTAGTGTCTAAAAACTGGAGTTTAATTCCAAACTTCGAGTCATCTCTTATAATGCGAACCAAACACTCTCCATCTCTGGCAGCTGTTTCAATAAATAATCTTTGCATTTCGATAAAGGAAAGACGGGAATCCCAAGAACAATTTCTTGCCCTTGACCATTCCGCCCACCCAGCCTCAATAATGCGGTTGGCTTTTTGGTCTAATTTACCCTTGGTCGTTCTTGCCTTAACCTGCAAGGTGATGCCTTTTGAACCCACCACATTAGCTACCTGCAACTGAAGGTACTTTCTCGCATAATCGTTATTTTGCGATAAGTCTCTTGCCCTAGCTCTTAACACTCTACCGCCGTTTAATAAATCAGCATTAATAGATTGAGAAGATGTTGTCCATGAAGATGTTAGTCTGTCTATCTTTGCCGCTGAATAAGCTCGTCTAGCTTTTGTATTGTTATTCTTGCGTTTATGTTTTTTTTGAAATATATTAAATTTCATGCTCTGACCTTAATAATGCCACTATGTCCAAGACCGTTTTTAATACGCTCTGCCCTCGTTTCCTTTATATATTCAGCCTTGTATCTGTCGCGTAACACCACTAAGTCACCAATAGGAGTTCTTGATAAAGAGCGCCCTTGGATGGAATAAGATTCTTGGTCTTTTGTAGCCCGACCCTCAATAGTGGCTTCTATTGCATCGAGAACTTTTTTAACATGACCTCTTGGGTCAGCTGTTGAAATATTACGATTAGCAACAACCTCCCATGTACCTGAATCAATAGTGATTCTTTCACTATCAGACGTTCTAGTTATGTAGGCTTGCCAATGATAATTACCAGCAACATAATCAGCTGATGTTGATTGCCCTACTTCGATTATGTAGTCATCACCTGATTCACTGGCTGTGATTGATATTTCATTTACTCCTGAGTTTTCTAAGCGTGCTGAATAAGTTAATGAATAAGAAGCTGGAGGATAATCTGTTCCTAAGTCAGTGCGCTTCCATGTCGTTCGGTCTCCAGCTGTAATGTTTAAAGGTTCTGTTTCAGGATAGTTCGTTGACTCAAAAAGATTTGCCATTTATTCCCCAAATTTAACGCTTTTGCCAGAGCGTAATAATTAGATTTATTAAAGTATGGTAGTAACCATTTGAGATATTGCAAGCTTAATTTCACTTTTTTTTGTGTTTT